GTTGTTCGCCTGCTGGCGCGCATTCCAGATGTCCATCTGCTGCCCGTAGTTCTGATTGATGAGTCCGGCGATGTCCGTCGGGTTCGTCATCGAGTTCTGCGGGTTCTGGAACTGCGGCTGCGCGACCTGCGCCGACGAGCGCAGCGCGTTGTACTCGTTCAGCGGCTGATTGCGCAGCGAGAACAGCTCGTTGAGCCCCTGCCCGCGCGCTTGGTTCGCGAACTGCGCATTGAGCATGGCATCGCGGTTCGCTTGAGCCGCTGCGCTATTCGCAAATTCACCACCTGAGAGAGCCTCACCGAACCCTTGGCCGCGCGCCTGATTGGAGAACTGACCGGCAAGCAGCGCATCGCGGTTGGCGGCCTCTGCGCTCTGATTGGCGAACTGCCCGCCAGTCACCGCCTCGTCGAACCCTTGGCCGCGCGCCTGGTTCGCCGTTCCCGTGCGTGCGAGGGCTTCCGACAAGGCTTGCTGGCGCGCGTTGTTCGTGAAACCCGCGCCGGTCGTGCGCTCGCCGAACAGTTGCCCACGGTTCCCCTGCGAGATGCCGGCCAGTCTCGACAGTTCGTCGCCACCACCAATGATCGCGGCGTCTCGCGCGCGATCGTAGTCGAAACTGCGCGCGCGGTTGGACGTGTCCATCGCGTTGTTGAACGCCTCCGAGCCCTCGACGACGCCCATGTTGGCAAGGCGCGTGCGCTCGGCGCTCTCGCGCTGCTGCCATTGCGGGTCGAGGTAGGCGGCTTGACGGTTGTAGAGCGCGTCCTGCGTCTGACGACGCGCGCCCTCAAGATCGTTCGCGCCATACAACTGCGGCAGCCCTTGCGTGTCGATGCTACCGACGAGGCCCGGCCCCTGCACGTTCAGATCGCTCTGTAGAGCAGGCAACCCGTTCGTGTTGAGGTTGCTCTGATAGCCCTGCTGCGCCACGTTGCTCTGCAACCCCGGTAATGCGCCCGTGTTGAGGCCAGACTGATAGCCCTGCTGCGCCACATCAGAGCGCAGAGCAGGCAAGCCAGAAGTGTCCATTGGCTGGCCGAACGTGTCGGTGACGCGACCGAGCATGCCCTGCGATGCCTGCCCGAATGCGAGGTCATTCGCGTTGTAGATATCAAGCAGCTCCTGCTGCTTCGGATCGAGGCTGATCGTCTGGTCGTAGACGGTCGCGCCAGTGGTTGGGTCGGTGCGCCCGGCGAAGGTCTGCTGTCCCCACGGCGTATAGGTCGCGCCGTGCGTGATCGCGTTATTGAACGCGGACGTGTCGCGGTTCATCTGCGTCTGAGCTGCGGCCGTCACGTTCGGATCAGGCGGCGGCGGCGGCGATCCGCCCTTCTTGGCGAGCGCAATCGCGCCGTCATACCACCGCCACTCTGACGCGCCCTCGTCGGTCACGTACCGGCCGATGTTCTCGTCCCATACTGAGACGGACTTCGTGTAGATTTTCACAGCCATCTGCAATCCTCGCGAAGCATCCCGTAGACGATCACATCGTCGTCCGGCAGGGCATGTCGCATGTAGCCTTCACGCCGAAAGCCGATATGCTCGTCGAAGCGTTGCGCCGCGACGTTGGTCGCTGGCACAAAGCCTGAGACCCGGCGACAGCCGAGTTGGACGAAGGGATATCGGAATGCCGCCCGGAGGTAGCTTCGGGACAGCCAGTTTGCGCCGACACCTGCAACATGCATGGCGATGTCGGCGCCTGAGTAAAGGTTATACACCACGCCCGCGATCAGGTCACCATCCTGCTCGTAGCCGATCGCAACGTACCACTCCCCCCATGACGGAACGTGCGGTATCAGAGCCTTCGCGAACTCGCCGACGCGCTCTTTTTGGTCAAGGACCAAACGACGCATTTTCGTATACGAAGTCGCTTGCCGCCCACGTCATCTGCACATCATCAGTCCGCGCTCGCAGCCGAGGCGCGATCGCGGAGCCGAACCCCTGCACTGTCCGCCAGTCCCGCAGCACAACCGCCGCGCCGCTCCATGTGACATCCCATATGCCGCCCCACGGGTCGCCGCCGCCAGCGCCAGTTTGCAGGAATACGGTCGGCTCATTGTCGCCATAATCTACGTCCACACCGAGAGCCACGTCCGACACGCCATCGGTTGAGAAGATCGGTCGCATCAGGTGAACTTGCACGTTCCTGCCGCGGCCACCGAAATAGTTGAATGCTTGCTTGCTGCTCGCCGTGATCGCAATGCCCGCGTCAGAGTAAGCGCCAACTTGGTCCGCCTTCGCGAGCACGCCGTCGCCACCCCAATAGAGTTGGTCTCGAACAACCTCGAAGGAGAAGCCGTTCCAGCCGATATACCGGCACCATGCGCCAGTCTGCACGTTCATCACGTACTGACGCGATTCGACGTTCTCATTCGTCGGCACATTGAGGATCAGTTTGAACCCGGTCGGATGCAGCGTGAGCCCCCACCCTTGCCGAGCGCCATGGATCGAAACATCGCCGTTCACCAGGTTCCTGATTTTGTCCGACACGGCAACGGTCTGATCGCGCGTGTTCTGACTGATGGCGCGGCGCAGCGGCAGGATGCCATCGGCGCATATAAGCAGCGCGTCCGCCCCCCATTTACACCATGCGCGGTTGCCTTTGATGACGGGACGGCCCACACGGAATTGCGCCACGCGAGACCACGACGCGGCTACAGCCGGGTCAGTGCCGGAGAACGCAACGATCTCGCCTTCCGTGGACACGAACGCGATGTAGTCGGCGAGCGTACTGGTCGCGTCGGTGATCGTGATGATGCTGTTGAGCGTCCCGCCCAATGCGAACAGGCTCGCGAGGTTCAGTTCGACCGTCGCGCCGGTGATCGAGTTGACGGGCAAGTACCGCACACGGAGCGAGTTCTTCACGCCGAACCAGAGACGCTCTGCATAGACACCTACCGTGAAGAAGTCGGCAGGCGTCCCGCCCGTCATCGCCGACGCGATCCACGTCGTGCCGTCGTATTGCAGCGGCACATCGGCGCCGTTGACGAGCGACAGAAACTGCCCGCCAACTGTGCCGAAGTTCACATAGTCATAGCGGCAGTTCGTGATGGCCTGAACCGCTGGCCCGCTCCCGCCGACGACAGCCGTGCTGAGCGCGCCGCCCGACGTGGCTTCCATGATGGAGTTCGTAGCACCGTCCACGGCCGCGAACACCTTGGTCGCAGTCAGCCCGTTGTAGGCGATGATGGACTGACACACGCCGGAGAACGTCGCGAACGCGGTGTACCCCCGGCGCACCGCCACGTCGGTCGTCTGCGGGAACCAGTTGTCCATCTGCAACGCATCGGTGCCCTTCATGTTGGCAACCGAGTCTCGCGCATTGAGTCCGCCGATCGGCGATGGGAGCGACAAGGATTGCGATTTCGCGGCGCCGGGTCTACGCGAAAGGACGGCCTGACGCATCTGCGTCAGCTCCCGATCAGACGCGGGATTGCCATTGGGATGTCATCGTTGAACACGCCCCCGCCGCTAAGTGAAAGTGTCGGCTTTGTGCCGTCGCGGGCCATGGCATCCGCGACCATACGCTCGTAGGAGGCGAAGTCCTCGGCATACTCCATGCCTTTCGCCTTCCGCCACCGCCACACGACACCCATGAGGATGATTTCGTCATCGAGCAGGAGAAGGTCGGTGTCCGCGACCGCGTTGCGACGATAGGTCACCCCGAGCGAGTCCGTCATGGTGCTGCGCGTGACGTACTCGAATGCGCAGGTCTGCCCCGCAGTCGGCGCGGGCAGGAACAGCAACTCGTTGCCGCGTATGCGGTACTCGCTGTAGGGCGACGTGATCGACACCGCCTCGTATCCTTGCCACGTTCGCCCGCTACGAGGCCCGTAGACGGGTTCGCGCGAAGTGCGGTTCCATATCGTCTCGTTGACGATGTAGCGCAACTCGCGCCCGCCCGTCAGGAGGCTCGCTAGCGTACCTTGAGACTGCGTAGCGACGGTCGTGAAGGTCTGCTCGAACGTGAGCGCCTGCCATGGGTAGCGGCTGCCGAGTTCGCGACATTCGTTGTTCAGCAACTCGACAAGTTGGACCACCTGAACGTCGGTGGACGCGAGCGCGACGTTCGGCGTCGGAATGCCGACTGTCTTCGTCGCTCGCTGAATGACTTCCAGCGCGTTCACTTCAGCTTCTTCGCCTCAAGTGCGGCCAGGCGCGTTTCCAGCGACTGGATGCGCCCGTCCCTATCATCGAGTTCCGCCCTCAGCGCCGCGACTTCCTCGGCGTTCACGCGACCGTCCTTCGCATCGAGCCATGCTCGTGCCTTCTGCTGCAACCCGCGTGCGCCCATGCCGATGCGACCGAGTGCTTCTTCGTTCGCCGCGGCCAAGTCCTCGACGGACTGGATACCGACCGCGATCATGCCTTCGGCGAGCGCGCGGTTCACCGCGGGCCACTCTCGCAGCGGGAAGCCATTGACCGGGCCTTCCATGCCCTGCTTCCATGCCTCGTACTGCGCGCGGTAGGACTTCGCCCACTCCCCGGGCAGCCGGTTCATGGTGGCGAGATTGTCCTGCTGAGTCAGCCACTCCGTCGCGATGAACTCAGGGCCATCCTTCGAGCCGATCTGGCGAACCGTGACCATATGCTGAGATTTGAGCACGAGATGCCCGGCCGCGATGGTCGCGTTGCGATCCTCGACGGACATATCGTGGAAACGAAGGAACGGCGGCCGCTCCGGCCCCATCTGTGCGAGTGGCATGGTCTGGCTCCAACATCGCCGCTCATGCGCGGCAGCGGGATCGTAGCACCAAAACCGGCGAGAGCCGAAGCCCTCGCCGGTTACGCCATTACAGCGTGCGACCCACTCGCGGCCAGTTGATCCAGCCAGCCGTGACACCCGCAGACGCGCCGGTAGCCACGTCGAGCACGATGCCCTCGATGACTTCCGAGCCTGCCGTCGCATCGTCGTCAACCTGACCGGCCGTGGCCGTCGAGTTGAGGTTGGTGTAGGCCGCTGCCAGCGCAGCCGTGCGCACCGTGCCTGACCCGTAGACCTGAAGCCAGCCGTAGTCGGCCGACGCGAAGGCAACGCGAGCGACGCCCACTGACTTGCCGGCACCCGTGCCGGGCGCAGTCGTGGTCGTTGTGGACATCACCGCTGCGAACGTGGACGAGTCGATGTCACACACGTAGCCAGCGCCCGTGATGGCCGCGCCGGCCCGCACGTAGATGTAGCTCTTGGTGCCGGTGTCCGATGCCTGAGTCGCGACCGTGCCGAGTGTGAACTGCGGCGCGGTGTGCGTGTCGGTGGGGCTAATTCCTGTCGTGAGCATTTTGGTTCTCCTTACGCCTTGACGACGCCCTGACGCTTGCGATTGCTCACGGTCAGGTTGCACTGGTGGATGATCGGAATCACGATGGCGTCCTGATTGATCGCCCGCATCTCCGGCATGATCTCCATGTCGGCGTCCTGATGCACCACGACCGACACGTAGTCCGTGTTGACGAAGTACATGTGGGCCGATGGGATGCCGGAAGCCGCGGAGTCGAAGAACACGTCAGCGTTCTTGTACTTCATCGACACCATGCCGCCGCGCCCGGTATCTTCCGGCGCGTACCGCTTGAGCGATGTCTGCGACTGCTCGAAGAACGTGAAGTAGTCCTCGCTCGCCACGATGAGGTCCACCACATCCGCACCGCGAGTCGTGCGCAGATACAGCGGGAGCATCAGCGACTCAATCGTGGTCGAGGACGGCGTGATCGCGCCGCCGCCCTGGATCGGCGCCGCTGCGGACTGCAACGTGCTCTGCCAGAACGGGAACGCCGACGAGTCGATGCCGCCGACGGTGCCCGTGCCCGCATCGGAGATGAGCGACTGCAAGCCGCCAATCTGGTTCGACAGCGACCCGGACGAGTAGAAGTCCTCGGAGAGGTTGTTTGCGAGCGTGCGCTGCGCGTTCGTGATGCGCGCCTTGACGAGATTGACGATGCGGTTCTCGCCGCTGTTGCTGCGGATTTCGAGACCGCTCGCGGTGACGTGAACGGCCTGCTGGCGCCACGGGAACTCCGCCGCCGACAGGACATCCGACGCGGACGTGTTCAGCGGGTCATATCCGCTGTACCGCTGGTACGTCGCATTCTCGGCGTAGTCCAGCGGCTCGACGATCGACAGTCCGCCGTCCTCGCGCCGAACGCGGCCCTTCTTGGTGACGCGCCGATACAGCGCGTTGTGCTCGGACACGTTGTCGGCAATGAGCCGCTTGTGGTTGCGGTATGTGGTCGTCACCAGTTCGGTGAACGTCGTGAACAGTGTGCTTTGCCCAGGCGATGCCATGGTGGACTCCTAGCGTTGCGGTTACGACGACATGAGCCTGCGATATTCATCGCGGATCGTGTCTTCCATCGAGCCCCGCTTCGGCGCGGTAGGAGTCGTCCCACGACGCGCGACGTTTGTTGAGGCGGCCTTTCTGGCGGCAGCGGCCTTTGCTGCATCGTCCTGCGAACGCTTCTGTGCCTGTTCGGCGAGAAGTTGTTCGCGAACGTCAGGAACCATCCAAACCGCCTTGTCGTAGGCTTCGTCCAGCGTGGTTGCCTGTCCAGAACCGATCAGTTGAGCCATCGTTTCCTGAACGGCTGCGAAGTGGTTGCGCCCTTGGCTTGAAGCGAAGCGCGCGACTTCGGAGGTCGCGTTCTCGGATTCGATCTGCGCAGACTTCTCGGCCTGCTGTCGGACCATCTGCTCGATGCTCTGTACCCGTTGTAGTACGGGCGACAGGTCCGGGGAGACGGCCTGCGTCATTGCCTCTCCTGTCGAGGAAGTCGCGGACGACGCGGCGATATCTATACCGTACTGCCGCGCGATATTCAATAGCACCTGTCGTTTCTGGTCCGGCTGTCCGGTCGCCAAGGCGGCCCATGTGGACATCATCTCGCGCGTGAGCTGCTGCGGAGTGACGCCGACCCGACGCATCATCTCGACGTGCGGCAGCATCTCCTGACCGATCGCGCGCCCGAACGCGGCAGGTTCCTGATACTGGCGGATGCCCTCGAAGAAGTTTTCCTCGCGCCGCTTGATCTCGGCCTTGATCGCCGGACTGACGCCCGCCCATTCGCCGTGGGCCTCTTTGCGCCATGTCTTGGGGTAGTCGTCGGTCGCAGCGGGCGGCGCTGCGGCGGTCATCTGCGGAGTATCCTCGACCTTCGCAGTGGCGCTAGCTTCGTCAGTCGTGGCTTTCGCGAACTTTCCATCAGGACTGCGCGCGCGGGCGGGCGCTGCGGCGGTCGTGTCGTCGCCGGTGTCCGCGTTCTCCGAGGATGTCAGTCGGCGATATTCATCGCGAATGGTGTCCTCCATTGACGGGCCATCGCTGCTCGGCGTCTCGTCGGTCGGCTTGTCGTCCGTGACGGGCTGCTCAAGAGGTCGCTCTTGTTCCGTTTCCATGTTCATCACTCCAATGTTCGCCGTTTTGCTGGTGAGAGTTGGTGGTAGGCCCGGCGTGCTGCCTCATCTAACCGTTTCTCGGATTTGTCCTCGGAATACTTGCGCTGACGATCGGCTTCTCGCTTCTCGTTCTCCATGCCCTCCCATGGGCGCGAGTGCGTGCGCGCCAGGTCATCTCTGCGCGCTGTGCGGCCCTCTACCCATTTGCCGTTGACAGGCGAGACGTATCCCTGCAAGTCGCCCTGCACATACGATGGGCGTATTTCGAGACTCATGCGCTCGCCGCAGCAAAACGGGCCATCGTGGCGCTGCTCGACGGTCCTGAATGCATCGTCCTCGTTCCCACATTCAGCGCACCCATAAGCGTAAAGCGGCATTACAGCAACCTTTCGAGTAGGGCCGCAATCATTGTGGCCTCGTGAAATTGCTCCAATTCTGACAATTCCTCGCGCAACATGCGAAG